GTGTAATGCAACCATACAGCTAGACCGGCCGCATTACACGCTGCTTTCAGATCATCACTGAAGCCCGGATCGATAGCGATAGGCTTCCCTATTCTGAAATCGTCGTATCCTTGCTCGCGGTTCCAAGTTTCGATTCGTTCCAGTTCCGCTACTAGCTCCGCGTCCGTATCGCAACGAGTCAGTATCGTGTCCCCTTCGCAGTAACAGAAGATTTCGCGACGTGTCGGGTTGATCCACTGACCAAAATAACCGGCGTCCTGTCGCGTATCTAGTTGCGCCCAGCCTTTTGATATTGTCAGCACCTTGAAATCGTAAAGGTATCTGTCAGCAAGCGCGAAATCGCGTGTAATTGTTATTGCCATCGTTTCGACTCTCGGGCGCAAGATTCACGTCGCGTACATTACACGCGTCGTGAGCATGGGGCGCCATTCCGTACCGGGACCCTGAGAGGGTCCCACACTGTCAGAGAGACTTAATTCGTAGTGTTACTGCGTCCTGCTCCATTTCCCGCTGTACAACCAATCCGGCACATCTGCGTCGCGTAACTCCCTTTCGTCTTCAAACTCTATTTCAGGCCATTCCTGACCTGGTTCACGCGCTACCGGCACCTTAGTCCAATCGACCGATACCAGCGCGCCTATGACCCGTTCCAGATAGTTCAAGTCAAGCGTTTCGCGCGTCGTATGCTCGTGCTGGTAGCCAATACTCAGGTTTGAGCACTCCGGTATCAGATCAACGTAGTTTGCGGAATCTGTAAAGATACCGTCTGCCGCTTTGTGCTCCATACCGAGCTGCAACGCGAGACCTTTGGAAAACTCTTCGGATGCGGACATACCCCAGCTTTGGGAAACGATTACGTCGTTAGTGCCGCGTCGGTCCAGTGCGAGGCAAATGTCGAAAGTACTTAACCATTCGCTATACTCTTGTGCAAGCCAAGCACTACCGCGTCCACCCGACTCTTCGTCGCGATGAAATATGTAATTCACTTTGACGCCGGCCTCTATCATTCGTAATGCGGCGTAAACGCCGGCCGCGTCGTCAGCTCCGAGACAATTTGACACGTGCTCGTGCTTATGCAGCGACATAATGTTTTGATGCGACACGTTAAGCACCTGCTTACCTGGTATATGGTGTACCGAGTCGGTATGGCACGATATTATGACCTTGCTGTCAGACTCAAGCAGCAAACGATTGCCATACTCGTCCTGGTATATGTCAGGCACGTTATCGATGTACCGGGATATAAATTCCGACTCAGTTTTGGACCGTGCAGGCCGCCTGTAAGACAGCATTTCGCGGATACGCTTTACTTCGTTGCCTGGCATTCTCGTTTTCATGCAGCCTCTTCGTCCGCGACAGCTACCGTAACAGTCTCGGTCTCGTCTTCCGACTCTTCCGACTCGTCTTCGCACTCACAATCCGTTTCCAGGCATCCGCATTCGTCGCACTTGTCACAGTTGCACTCGTCGTCTAATTCGCCGCATTCGGAGCATCGGTCGCAATTGCATGACGTTATATATCTGTGACGCGGTCTCATAATTATCTCGTTACATTCGGAGCACCTGTTACAGTTGCAGCCGTCATGCTGAGTGCAACGGCTGCACTCTTCGCATATGCTGCACTCTTCGCACCCGTCCGGCGAGCGTTCATTGCAGCACTCACACACGTAACACTCGCAGTCGTTACGTCGGTTGCCGCAATCTTCGCACCTGTTAACGGATCTTGCAGTACCATCCGTGCGGTCACACGTATAGTCTGCTTCGTCTTCGTCGGCTACAACGGTCCAGTACTCACCGTTGTCGCGTACCATCGCACCTGCATTATCGACATAAGGCAGCATCACGTCGCCAGTGTCCAGCTTCGTCAGGCGATTGCCGCACAGATCGCCTTTCGAGTAGCCTGCGTCCTTAAGCAATTGCTTGAGCGCTCCGCAGTCCGCGTCATTGTCTCCGTCCGCGACTGAGTACGCGCGCACCCAGATCTTATCTTTGACACTGACGACCGACCTGGATCTGATGTTGCCGTTTGCTATGACGTAAGCTACCTGGACATCAGGTGAATCGGCATAAACGTGGTATGGCCTGACGGTGTCGCCGTCGAACGTGCCGTGCATGCAGCTCTTGTATGTGCTGCCGCAAGCGTACATGCGAGTCTCGAAGATATCGTTAATGGTCGCGCGGTCCGTTGCGAAATGCAGCGTTGGCGCAGACAACTCAATAGACAACGCGGACTTCAGCTCGATAACGTACGACTGTATCTCCGCGTCGGTCAGGTCAGTAAACGTCTTATGCAGGTATCGGCCAAACTTGAGTCTCACCTGACGGTCGCGCGCGCCGTACTCGTCAGACGGTGTATAAGCTACAGTGTCGATCTCGGTCTCAGTGACACTCAGGTGTACAAAGTGTTCAGCGGGGTAGCTGAGTGCTACCGGGATTGGTTTGTACGTACCATCGTCGAAACGCGCGCGTTCACGTTCATGCCATTCGGTACTCATGACTATATCGACTCCTAGTACCGTATAGGTACACTCATACGGTCTCATATTGGGTGTAGCAAGTCAAGTATTAATTTGCGTGTTATCACGTGTATTAACAGACTTTAATGTATGAGTGACGGTGTGGCATAGCGGCACGTGGTCGCGACACACGGACGGATCGCCCTGGTGAGCGTGCGGAGCACGCGAGACAGTAGAGACGTACGTACATATGTAAGCAAACAAAGCCAGTTGCGTGCATGTATAAGAGTTATTTATACGTGTATAAGCTCATGAGCGTGGCTTATGGTGGTATAAGTGTGGTTTATAGCTGTCTATAGCCGCATGGGTGAGGGAACGTGCGCTCGTATCGTCGCATCAGGATATGTTGATACGTGTGGCACGATAGCGGCCGGTGCCCTCGACCTGCCAAGCCCGCGACGCATAGTGCCTCGTGCACGTGCGCAGCTCCGTGCGCGTGCCTGTAGCGACGCGCGGCGTACTGAGCGACAGCTCAGACGACGCATATAGGGTGTGACACGCACGTATCCACACTCACGATAACGTCTCTTATCGGCATGCGACGCCTGTAGTGTGTGCGCCGGACGCCTGTATCTACAGGTGCGCCACGCCTTAGTGTAGGGGTTGCGGCCGCCGATTGCGCGCTGCCTCCGCGCCCGCGTACCTGACTTTTACAAGCCAAAAACTATATTTGATTTTTTGAGTTCAATTTGATTTTACCGCGTTGGTTGTGTGTCGCCGTGGGCGCTGACCGGCGCGCTGCACGCCCTGCGCGTGGAGCAAGCCTATAGGCTACAGCAGCTTCGACGGTTCGAGCCTTACAACGTCGTCGTCGCTGTGCGTGGTGCTGGCTTCTATAACCGTGGCTTCGGAGCAGAGCGCCCGGAAGCGATGCACGACGCCGGGCTCTATCGTAACGCTGTCGCCCCGCTGCATGATCCAGGACGCGCAGCCGTACGACAACAGCACCGATCCGTCCGTTACGAGAAACGTCTCGCGTTTCACCTTATGGTAGTGCAGCGACGACTGGGCGCCGTGATGCAGCACCAGCGTCTTCATGCAGTAGTCCGTGTTGTTGTGGTGCCACAGCTCCGTGCCCCAGAGCTTCTGTACTTCTTTGATGACCGACATTTCGACTAACTCCTTTGGACTTGCTCCGTGACGCGCGGCGTTTCGACTTGCTCCGCGACATCGTGATACGCGGCGTACCACGCGAAAGCGTGGACGACGCTTACAGCAGTGACAACTATCTGCGGTTATCCGTTCCGCGCCAGTTCAACGCAAGATACAACAGTACGCCGATCAGGGTTCCCCATCCAATGTCCATCGTTTACACCAGTATCCTTTCGTTCCTGTCGAGCAGCGTCACCCAGTCCCGGTGCGCGACCTTATACCTTTCCGCGACCGCGCCGGCCAGTACCTTATGGTGGCCACGCCGCTTTGTCAGTACACCTTCCTGTTCGAGCCGCTTAAGCTCTACCGTCACGCGTTCGCCGCTGCCGATAACGCCACCCGACTGTATATGAGCCATACGCGCCGCGACCGGCCCGTGCGACGACTCCAGTATGAGACGTGTAGTCGCGTATGGTATGGTGTCGCGCAACACGCGTTCTGCAGCGGACCAGTCCGGCGCGCGGCCGTCGTTATAGAGCGTCGCGATCCCGTGCGCGACAGCAGCGAACGACCCGGTCAGACACTCCCAGTCGCACTGCACGGGCGCGAGCTTTTGCAGTAGTTCGCACCAGTAATAGAGCGACTGCGGCACTGTGACGGCGCGACCCGCGAGCAGGACGCCCGAGGGCGTGCTGTGAGCTACAGGGGAACGGTGTTGCGAATCCAGTACCCGTCGCGCCAGCCGCGCCAGCTCCAGCCTGTCCGACTCCCGCGCGTTCATGGTCCGCACGCCGATGTCGCTCTTTGGCTGCGCCACCCTCAGATGTACCGACCGCGCCAGCAGCGCATAGTAGCTGGCTATGGCCGTGACGCTTTTCGACTTGTTGGGCAACGTCCGCCACTCGGCATCGACGAACACGCCCGGCTGGTCGAACGGGTCTTCGGCGAGCACATTGTCCGACCACTGGCGGCAGTCGCGGGCGCGCACGGACCTGGGCACCGCGAGCGACCGCGCATGTACGTATTCGGGCATGCCTAAGCTGAACCACGCGTTCGACGTGTCGCGCGACAGGTAATCGGTTTCCAGAACGATCCACGGACGGCGCATCCGGGTTAGTGACGCAGGCAGCAGCGCCGCGAGCAGGACTTCAGTAGCCTCGGTGTCACGCTGCGACCAGACGGCGGCGAGATGCGCGTGAAGCTCCGCGATACGTTCGGGGTAGGGGTTCATTTACGAAGTGACGCTATAAACTCAAGCCATTTCACTGGCATTGCAGCCAGCAATCCCTTCTTTCTGAGACGCGCCATGAGTGGCCGCTTCCATTTAACCGAACGTTTCCTGTTTGAACGTCTGCGCATGACACTATTTTAGACTTGACACACCCGCTTTGTACAGGGTACATTCGTACCTGTTGGCTGACGCCGACCGCGAGCAAGGCCCGCGCGAAGCGTGTGTAACACGCTGGAAGCGGCGTTGCGAGCATACAGGAGCGCATTTATGCACAATCTTCGGGAGCCTTACATTAAGGCAGACTGTTACCTCGAATCCCAGTTCCGCCGGGTCGTCTGCGAGCGTGACGCGCTGTGCGGCTGGGCCTGGTTCTGGTTCCTGCTGGCGCTATTTGGCTGGTCCGCCCTGATCGCCGTCGCCTTTAAGGCTGGTATTATCGGCGTATGACACCTTCCGGCTCACGCCCGTCCCTGCCGCAGCGCATGCCCGCGTCCCTTCCTTATAACGACCTGAACGGGCGCGAGGCGACCGAGATACTGGTTGACTGGTTCCGGCAACTGCTGCGCGGTCATTATCTGCTGCAGCCGCACCTGACGCTGCCGATGGCCGTGTTCGACCTTCAGGTGCATATAGGCGTCGATATGTACGTGGGCGGCACCGTGCCTGTCGCGTCGCCGCCGGACCACATAGACATTAACGGGGCTGTATCGCTGCGCAATGACATACCGGACGCGGCGCGCGGCACGTTTCAAGGCGACCGCGAGGTCGGTTTGAAACACACAGAGCACGACTTCACGGCTACAGTGAACGCCGCCCCTATGCCCGGCGGCCTGCCACCCGACCAGGTGCGTGAACAGCACGGTCTCGCGGTGCCGCGCCCCGGCTACGGATCGCGCGACACCGGGTCTCACATGTTTCTGGCCGACATCCCGAACGTGGACGCGGACGTACAGGCGGAAGCGAAGCGTGTCTTTACGGCGACACCCGCGCAGGACAGTACCGGTGGCCGCCGCGGCGACGTGGCCGAAGGCTATGTGTTCTCGACCGAGACCGTGGACCATACGCCCGCGCATCAGCATATTGCCGTGGACAACGGGTCCATCGAGGTTCGCATGGATGGTCAGGCGGTGCAGCACGCCGGGATCAGCGTGTCGGCAGGGACGCACGTATCGAGCGCGAAGACGCTGGGCGACCAGAAAGGTCAGGCGTACGAGAGTGTTAACGGCGTCCTGGACGCGGGCCCGCGTGGCCTGATGCGTCCAGGCCGGGGTGCGGGTGGCCTTTACACGGACGGGCGCCCGCGCCTGTCGTTCGGCAACGGCCACAGGGGATCGTAATTTTTTCGCGTAATTTTTTGCTACAATAATTTTGAACTTGAAAGGAACGAATACACTCTTATGAACACGTATGACAAGATGGGTTCCGCTGTGCTTGAGACGCTGCCGCCTGAACATCAGCATACGCGCCCTTCGCTTGAGCCGCCGCAGACTCTCGAAACCGGCACCCTGATCCTGTTGCGCATGGCCGCGCATTCGCGCTCGCCCAACCAGCAGGAGTACTTCGCGCCCGCCGTAGTCCTTGCGCAGTATGATCCGAAGGGCGAGATCGACGCCCTGGTCTGGGACGCGAGCGCCGGTAACGCATTCGTGCATGGTTACGCGATCCGGGACCTCGGGACGCGCGACACGCAGCAGGGGCGCGAGCAGTATGTGCTACAGAGCAATATAGGTCAGGTGCTGTTTTCGCCCGCCGCAATGCTGGATCTTGAAGCGGATGTTACACGCGTGATGGCGGCTCAACTTGGGTTGCAGCGCGAGTTCAGGTCCGCGCTTCAAAATGAATTTGCTGCGCTGACCGCTCGTGTGGAATCGCTTGAAGCGCTGGCGACAGCGCCGCCATCTGAAGCGAAGGCACCGTCTGTCAAGCCGGTAACCGAGCGTAAGTAAGAAGGCGCATACGGGTATGAAAGAGTTTCAGGAGCAGTTGTTGAAGCGTCTCGACCGTGTAGCGGACACGTTCGAACGGCTGGCGACGGTGCTGGCGCTGGAGTCGGGCGTTGCTGGTGGCGTCGTCGAACTGCCGATAGCACCACCTCTGCCTTCAGTCGTGACAACATCCGCGCCGCCCGATACTGGTTTCACATTCGCCGAATCGGGTGAAGAGTACCAGCAGCGCCAGTCCCGCGACGCCGCGTTCGCGATTTCTCTTGGTGTCGCCCCGTGGTCTCGCGACTTCCAGACCACCATCATGCAGATGAAGTACGACCTGATGCGGCCACATATGGAGCAGGTACAGGATGAAGAAGGAAACTACCGCGCCGCCGAAGCGGAAGGCCGCACCGAAGAAGAAGCCGAGCAGATCGTCCGCGACGCGTTCAAACTCGCCCGCGCCGAAGCGAACGTCCGGCAAGGGGCAGCGCTTTAAACCTGAAGCGGTAGCGGCGAAGCCGCGAGGCACCCGAAAGGGTGGTTCGCGGCGACTACAGGGCAACGTTGTGAATATCGAAACTCAGAACCCGCGCCCCGTTATGCCGCCGCCGCCTGTACAGGATCTGGAATGCATCCATGAACCCGCCGTCGCAGGCGTCCGTCCACCTTTAGCCGCCGCCTTTCGTTTTGTAGAGCCTACATGGCGCAACTACATCGCTTACGTGGACGCCGAAGCCCGCACGGGCAATAAGGATGCGGAACGGTACGTCCGTATCTGGCAGTCGTTACCCCGTAAAGAGCAGCAGTCGCACGTGCCTGAGCAACTCTGTGAGTTGTCGAATGTGCCCGCCGCCGACCTGATAGCCTGGGTCACCCGGCAGGCCTGGGTCGAGTCGAGCGCCAAAACCTCGCTGGTCCTGTCGTTCATGAAAGACCGTGTAGTCGAGAAGACCGCCGAGTTCGCGATGGCTTCCGCCGACAACATCAAGCACGCCGAGCTGTTCTCGCGTCAGGCCGGGCTGGTTCAGACGCCGGGCGTTGGCGGACGCGGCGCGGGCACCACGATCTATAACGTGCCCGTTGCGTCGAGCGGCGCTGTCGCTCTGGCCGGGTCTCGCTCGGAGTCGTCGCCTGTCAACGCATCGGGTCTCAAGTCCATGGATCAGGAAATCGTGGACCTGTCCGCCATTATGCAGCGTCAGGACGCGCCGACAGGGGCGCGGGCGGAAGCGTTGGTGGATGAGCCCGACGACGACGATAACGATGCGGAAAGCGAGGAAGACGATGAATAAAGACACCATTGCGGACGGTAAAACGGCTGCTAAAGAGCAGGCGGATACGGCGCTATGCAACTGGCTTAAGGAAAGGATTGGCGCTAAAGTGACTGATGCGCACTATGATGCCGGTCGCGACGGGCTTCGTATTGAATTCGACGGTATATATGTGCTGTATGTGCCTGTCGGGGAATTTGAATGCCGCATCAGAATACCGAATTGATTGATTTGGTTTCGTCGCACCGCGACGCCGTACTTGCTTACCTCGAACTCTCCATGTTCGCGGCATCCGGGTACCCCGCGCCGCTCACCGAAGACCAGAAGGCCGCGTACCTCACTGTGCCGTACCTGGCCGATGAATGCAGGGAAGCATGGGACCGGTTGCCTGAAGCGTCGCGCCCGCCGCACTATCTGCTGGCCGCATAATGAGCACTACGCCTTGTGTTGCTGTTGTTGACACTACGTGTAGTCCAGCGGCAGTTGCCGGGGCTGTAGGGTCCGTCGTTGTCGATGCGGTCTATCGTCAGCCCCTGTTTGTACCCGTTACATTTGGACCATGCGAGGAAGGCGTCGAACTTTTTACGCGACCATTCAACGCAAACGTAAATGCTTCTCGCGCCGTAATTTTTATAACTTGCGTCCTTCAAATTTCCGCATCGCTGGTGCATCGCGTTGAACACATCGTAAATGCGCTTGTCGTCTTCGTCGCGTCCTTTCCATTTTGGGTTGCTTGGACCCTGGTTGTAGAGAGCGGCGCACTCGTTGGAGCAGAACTGTCTGGTGCGTTTGCGAAGCCTGTACGGGTAGCGTCTGAGTTCGACGCCGCATTGAAAGCAAGGTACGATGATTTGAGCCATGTGATCCTCCTGAGATCGCAGCGGTCAGGGGCATGGCGGCGTGTCAACGCTGCCGTGTCCCGTTTGTTTATTATACGACGGAGACAGCCTTGTATTGCAGCAGGATTATAACGAGAGACACCGACCTTTGGCTGGCTCATCCCGCTAATAAGGGCAAGAAGCTGGAAGAAGTATCGCGTCTTGAATTTGCGCGCGCCGTATCGCATCTGGATACGCTGGTGGAGAAGGACCCGGAGTCAGGCAGGTTATTGCCGACGCGCCGCGTTACACCTGACGGCCGCACTGTGTATGACCAGCATGGTCGCGCCCTGCTTGGCTGGCAGGACACACTTACCGAGGAAGAGCGTGACTGGATTCACAGGCAGCGCGTTATGTGCGCAATGTCGTTCTGGTACTGGGTCGAACGCGCCGTCTGGATCAAGGACACCGACAACCGCACCGTAAGGATGGAACTATGGCAGTCGCAAAAGATATTCCTCGACCTGATCGCGGAAATGGAGGACGACGAGATCGCGATCTTCCTGATTATTCTGAAGGCGCGGCAGCTTGGCATCTCGCGTATTATTACCTTGATTCTGCTGCACAGAGTCGTATTCGACTCGAACATAAACGCCTACTTGGCAAGCTCAACCGACAAGAAAACCTTGAAGCTGTTCAAGCTTATTTCCTTCGTGCTTGTGCGAATGCCCTACTGGATGCAGCCGGGAAGTTCACAGCCCGGCAAGTTAGGCAAAGTGGATCAGGCCGGAAAGCTGCTGGAGTTCTTTAATGGGTCCGCGATCACGATGGAGCACGGGCAGCAGTCTACCGGCATGGCCCGTGGAGACTCCCCGAACGTGGCTCATCTGTCGGAGGTCGCAGAGTTCGACAATCTCGAAAACCTCGTGGACTCATCGCTGCTCCGCGCCATGCACTCTTCGCCGCGCAGCTTCCTTGCGCTTGAAGGTACCGCCGAGGGCATCAACAACGAGTGGCACCGCAAGTGGGAAACGGCCAAGTCCGAGTGGCCTTTACGAAAAGGAAAGCTGCGCCCCGCGTTTTTCCCGTGGTTCACGGGCGGCTTGTATCCCAAAGAAGCCGATATTAAACGCAGCCCGGTACCGGACGACTATACTTCCAACATCCCGGACTGGGTGACTAATCACGCAAAGATGGCTGAAGAGTACGTGCGCTCCACGCCGTACCTTGCAAAGCACATGGGTTCCAACTGGCATCTGTCGCTCGAACAACTCTGGTTTTACCAGTGTGAGCGCGGACGCTACATGGCCGAGAACAAACTCAACAAGTTCTTTCAGGAGATGCCCGCCAATGACGATGAAGCGTTCCAGTCCTCGAACATCACGGTCTTTGACGTGGATACAATTAACTTTTATCGTACTAACACTCATAGTCAGCCTCTTTGGGGTGTCTTTGGCCTCCGTGGTCCTCTGGAGTTTGTGCCCGCTCGTATTCAGCCGTCCGACATCTTAATCAACCACGACCTGCCTCCGATCCGCATAGACGCGGACGCCGGCGGCGGGGTCAGGATACCCTTCGAACTCGTGCCGCTACGCTTTGGTGGTTGGAGTCTCGAAAGTGACAGTAAGAAGGGTTCCGTCGATAAGCTCTACGTTTGGGAGCCGCCCATTGAAGGCTTCGAATATGGGTTCGGTTGTGACACCGGCGATGGTATAGACAAAGACAGTACGTGTATCGAAGGAGTAAGGAAATACTCGCTGGAAGGTCCCACAAAACAAGTTCTCGAATTCGCCAGTGGTCATTTGAGCGCGCTCGACGTGTGGCCGTTCCTGTTAGCCATAGGTACATGGTACAGCGTCAAGGGCCGCCACGGCCAGACGCAGCAGCCGCGCATGTGCATCGAGTGCAAGGGCAAAGGCGATGTGGTCCAGAATATCCTGCGCCTGATGAACTGGACGAACTTTCACATGTGGAACGACCGGAAGATAGACGACCGGCGCCCGGACCTCTCTAAAGCTCAGAAGATGGGCGTGTTCACGAACTTTTACTTCCGCGCCGCCATGATCGAGATGATCGTGAAGGCGCTGCGCGACGGAGAAGTGGAAATCTGTTCGCCGTTCTTCGTAAAAGAGATGCAGAGTCTGGAAGGCGACGAGCTGGAGCAGCAGCTCCGCGCCGGGTACGGCGGCAAAGACGACCGGATCATGGCGCTCGGGTTCGTGCTCAAGAGCTTCTACTCGTGGGACGTGAACTACTGGCGCGCCAGCAAGATAATGGCGTATAGCGGCCGCAACCCGGCGCACGCCTCATACGACCAGTCGCTGCTGCTCGGGGCGGACGGGAAGCAAATGCAGCAGCCGCGCCGCGAGCGCCAGTACGCGCAGTGGGCGTACGGGGCGCAGGAAGTGCCGACCGGGATCACAGGGGACCCGGTCAAATAGGGGAATTATATACGTGAGTACAGTGGAGGGTTAAATGGCCGATTGGCAAACAGTTCGCTTTGATCCGTCGTATGAAGAGCCTTTGGATATTGAGATTGTTCCGCTGTGCGATGCGCTCAACGCCGCCGGTTTCGTCACCGAGTCCTCATGCTGCGGGCACGGACATCGCCGCCCTATTGTCTGGTTCGAACATAGCTCCGATGGTCGCATTGAGAGTATGGCAAAATTTGTCTTAGCACATGAGCTGGCAGACTTCGGCCTATTTTGTACAACATTCCAAAAAGAAGTCAGGCTAGACCGGTATGTATGGAGCATCAGTATTCAGCCGAACGACGTATACCAGACTACCCCGATGGATGAAGCGCTTGCTAAGGCGGTTTCCGCAATGGGCGAAGTGACGGCAATTATAAATCGCTGGAACGATATCGGCATTAAAGAGGCTGCGCTGTTTGTCCTTTCGGCCAAGTCTGCCTGGAGTAATACTGCGGCTTTTAGATAATCAGTCTGAGGTACCATCAAGGCATGATTAGCACAGCCATTACCATCCTCGCGTTTCTCATCATCGTCGGCCTGATCTTCTGGGTCCTGTCCCAGATCCCCGGCATCCCCGACCCTATCCGGCGTATCGTGTACATCGTGCTCGTGGTGATCGCGGTCCTGATCCTGGTCGGCTGGCTGCTGTCGTGGTCCGGGTCCGCGCCGTCGTTTTCGTTCCCGCGCCGCGGTTGACGGCATTGACGTTTCGTACCTGACAAGTCTATAATCGGTTTCGTGAAACGTTTCGTGAAACATATTACGGTCCCGGCGCTCCTGTTCCTGTTTATGTTTCTGTGTTCGGTTCCCTTGTTTGCCATAAAGGCAAGTGTTGCCAACGTCGCCGCCGTCACGACCATAGTTGTCAACGCGGACGCTATCGTAAAGGCCGTGCGTCACCCTAAGACTACGGCTAAGGCGACCGGCAAAAAGATCAAAGCGGCGGTCAAAGGTAAATAGGCGCGTTGAATGGACGATACACAACAGTCCGCGCTCGATGCCGAACTCGTTAACGACGAAGGTGACAAGCTTTATTTGTACGACGATGCCACGGGCTCTCGTATCGTACCAGGGTACACACTCAAGGGTCATCCTACGTTCGGCATCGGTACGAACGCGGAGTTCTTTTACCCGGAGGAACGCGACTTCTGTCTGCACTTCAGGGAAAAGAAAGCGACGGACGTGCTGACTGCCGCGCTGCCGTGGTTCACAACGCTGGACCCGGTACGTCAGAATGCGCTGATCGACCTTTATTACAACGTTCCCGGTTTCATTCACTGGCCTCACTTTATCGGTCTTGCCGCATCCGGCTCCTGGTTCGGCGCCGCCGCCGAACTTGAAAACACGCATCCGTGGATCGATCAGGTCAAACAGCGCGGACATGACATCGCCGCGCGTCTCAGAACGGGAGTGGCATCTTAAATGGCTATCGGCGATCAGGTAGGTAAAGCGGCGGCGGACGAGTTCGCGGCGCAGATTCCCGGCCTGAAAGACTTTATTGCGTCGCAGCTCGCCGAACTGCAAACGACCTTTAAACAGATCGTCTCCGACGCCACCACCGAGCTGAACACCGTTGCAGGTGGCGCGCTCGCCGACGTTACGGCGGAGCGCACGGAAGCCATAAAGCAGGCTGAAGATGCGATCCACGGTATACTCGACCGTATCAATCTGCCGCAACTTATAGGACCGCGCAAAGCCTTATGAAGAACTGGAAAACCAATCTGTTCGGCGTGATAACGGCGGTTGCCGGGTTCGTCCTCTTCTCGCCGATGTTATTTTCCAGGTGGCCCTGGGTTGGAGAAGTTGCCAAGTACGTTATGGCCGGCGGTATGGCCGGGATCGGCTTCGCGGCTAAAGATTCGACTACGCATTCCACCGGGGTCGAAGTTCAGGAATCGAGCATCGCAGCTAACTTAAGCGCCGCCGCGGCGGCGAAGAAAGCAGGTACGTAAACGCCATGAGTTTTTCAATTAGTGGTTTCTTCCACTCGATAGGAACTGTTTTGCACAACTTTTTCACCAAAAACGGCGGCGCTATCCAGACTGGCCTTACCGAAGCCGCCGCCGCCGCCGGTGTTGCCGCATCGGTCGCGGCTATTACATTGTCGCCCGCCGACGCGGCTCCGGTGGTCGCGGAGATCGCCAAGGTGCAGGACGCCATCGGTATCGTTCAAAAAGGCGTTACGGTGGAATCCACCGCGACAGACTTGTCCGCGCACGCAGCCAATCTAGCCGGTGTTGTTACTTCGCTTGTGACCAGCGGCGACATCGGCGTCAAGAACGCGCAGGTGCAGGCTGCCGTAGGTGTCGCCGCAACCAAGGTACAGAGCGTTATCGGCGTCCTTGAGAATGCGGCTACCGTGGCACCCGCGGCGTAACCGTCGTGGCATGGCGTGGCCTCCAGTCCCGTCATTTGAACGGCGCCGACTACGACCCTGAAGCGCAGACCCTTGCGATCCAGTTTGTAAACGGCGCCGTCTACACCTATACCCGCGTCCCGCAGACCGTAGCCGACACCCTGTTCCAGACCGGATCGCCGGGTTCGTACTTTCACGATAAGATCAGAGACAACTACCCGGAGGTCAGGATGGTATCCGGCACCACAAAGAGCGGTCGCCGGAGCACTAATACGTTCAGGAGACGTGGATGAACAGAGACGAACTGGCGCGCGATTTGCTTATTGTACTGTTGCAGAAAGCGAACCCGGACAATATCGACCCGGAGCACCTTGCCGACTGCGCCGTCCTGACCGCCGATGCTTTAATGAAGAGACTATGCCAACCGCAACCACGACTGAAGTCCTGAACGCGCTGTCGCCGGTCGCTACCGCGCCCGTCCGTGTCATTCAGGTGCTGGACGACGCCGGGGTCGCGCAGCCGGTACACGAGCACGCCGGCTTGTTCCACGCTGCGCTCGACACCTTACCTGTCTGGGCAATGGACTACGACACGCACTCCACTACCTTCCAGCGCACCGCCGTGTATCGCTGCCTGCACTGCGCCGGTGAACACGAAGAGTACCGGCAGAACCCACGTAACTTACCCTACGCCAAGGTCTGCGGCAGCGCGCTCGAAGACGCGGAAGGCAACCTGACCACCTGCACCGCGCCTGCGTTGCGACGCGTCACTTTACCCGGCGAAGGCGTCCCGCTGAACGCGCGCCGGTTCGAACCGCTCGTGATCTATGAGCGCGCTAACTACACTGTCGATCAGCTCGCGCGCGGCCTGAACCGATACTACATACCGGGGCGCAACAACGAACCGACCGAACCGGGCATGAAGCGGATAGAGCTGACCGACATACATTCGTACAACCGTGTCCAGAAAGAGATCAGCGGCTGGGAGACGAACCTGATGAGCGCGCGCCGGGAGACGCATCGCGAGTATTTTGCGGAACAGCGCAAGAAGGTCCGCGACGACGTGAACGCGCGTTTCAGCCAGTCCAGCCGGTACCTGGGGCTGCGGCAACTTATGCGCGCCCGGAGCGACCGGAAGTCGGCGGAACGGTACGGGAAGGCGCTGAACGCCAACTTTCATGCTCAGTTGATTGAGTTCAACCAGGGTAATATGCAGGACTTCTGCGCGGAGGATACGGGATGGAAAAGTCAGCGGGCGAAGTAGTTATTATGGATGCGGCACCAGAGATAAACCATGAGCACCATTTCGATTATTTGCGAATACGCGATGATGACGGGCGTGTCTTCAGCGTTTGCCTTCAGTGCGGAGAGCGAAAGTACGAGTCTTAAGTTAGACTAGTCCTGTGAACCGTCACCCCGGACACTCGCCTATCGACACCGCCTACCTGTGCCCGGCTCCATTCGAACTCAACCACTCCCGTCAGGAATGGCTGCCTTGTTCCCCCGATGAAATCTTCGCGTGGTCGCAGCAGATGCTGTCCGACGCGCGCTCTTACCTCCGCCTGCAACCCGCCTACAAATACATTCCTGACGGATTCGACATCATAAACGGCGACTTCGCCGTCACCGACGTGCAGTCTCTCAGCAGCGTCAAGACTGAGAGTACGGTCCGCAACTACCGTGAGATCGTAGCCGCGCAAACGAACCTCCGTATCATCCCTTCCTTCAAGTCCTCGGAAATCTACCGCGAACAGAACCAGATCCTGAACAAAGGTTTCATGGCGTGGCAGAATATGACGTTCGCCGACCGTCGCGTGCGTGCCGCGTGGCAGTACGCCTGCGCTACCGGCACAGGCTACCTTGGGCCGCGCTACGACCCCAAGTACAGGCGCAAAGGCGACATCGTCTGGGACGCTTACGGACCTTTGGACGTACTCCCGCTCGGGCTCGCACCCGACCTGCAAATCCAGACCGCCTACGCGGTCGCTATGCGCAAGAAAATGCCGATCCACCAGGTCTGGCGTATGTTCCCGCTGCAGCGCGACAACATTAAGGCTAACCGCGTCAATACTCTCGGTAAGGGCATGGTGATCGCGCAGGCTGTCAAGTTCGCTTCAGCCGTTCTGAAGCGTTTCGGCCAAGGCGCGCGGCAACCCGAAGAAGCCTCCACCTGGGACACCGTGGACGTGTACTACATTTACGTGGACGACGACTCGGTGAACGAAACCGGGTCGCCGCGTCAGATAATGGGGCCGGACGGTATCTGGGGTACGTCGTGGTCCTACACGGTACCGTTTGTCGGTCAGGAAATAGAAACCGGCCGAGTCTTACAGGGTGGCCGCCCTGAGAAGCGAACGGCGCACCGCGAAGACTGCATGCTGTACCCGAACCGGCGCCTGATTATCGCGACGGACTCCTGTATCGTTAACCCCGCGCCCGAGCACCAGTCGAGCTACCGCTGGGACGGCATGGTGCCATGTGTCCAGATGCGCTGTGACGATCAGGCGTGGAACTTCCTTGGTATGCCGGTCACGCGCTACGGGCAGTCTCTGGAGAAGCTCGCGATAGAACTATGGCGCGGTCTCGGCGACCAGATGAACCTGTCGCTGAACCCGTCTGCGTTCTACGACCGTGGCAGCAGCGCACAGTCCATGCTTCAGACCACTAACCCGCGTATGCCTGGTCTGCGCGTCGGTCTCGACATGACGCTCAACAACGCCGCTGGTCAGTTCGTTCCGATGCTGCCGCGCGACTGGTACCGCGTGGACCCCGCCATAGCCGAAGTCGCGGCCAAGATCCTCCCTGCAATGATGAAAGAGCAGATGGGCGTGGCCGATGTAACGGCTTTGGCGCGCGCCCGCCAGACGCCGGCCGGCGACAGCACGGAGAAACTGCTTGAAGCAATGGGTCCGCTTGTGAAAGACGAGTCGCGCAACATGGAAGCGGCGATCCGGGACCTCGGCGAAATGTGGAAGTCCGACTGGTTCCAGTTCGCGACCGCCGCGCGCCGTATGCAGATGCTCGGGCCGGACGGCGTAACCGAGGAAGACTTCGACTTCGAGCCCGGAACGCTCGTGCCGCTTACACGCATGAAAGACTCCGACGGCAAAGTTGTCACGCTCGACATGACGCAGGACCCGGAAGGCATGTGGCGTCAGGAACAGGGTACCAACAACTACCTGCAACCTATGGCTGTCGCGCAGTTCGAGCGTGCCCGGTGGCACAAAGGTAACTTCAACTTCGAAGTCACGCCTTACTCGCTGAACGAGTTCAACTCGACTACCCGCAAGCTGTTCATGCTCCAGCTCATGAAGGTGCAGTTCCCGCTGTCCTGGTGGACGCTCGCCGAAACCTTCGACATCAAGAATTTCGGGCCTTGCATGGTGCCGGACCCTGAAACAGGCGGTATGAGAGAGGCGCGAAATGAGATAGAGAAATGGATCGCGCAGCTTGAGATCCAGGCGCGTGTGCAGGGCGCACTACAGGGTCAGGGCGGCGGCGGCAAGGGCAAGGGTGGTAATCGTGGCCGCCCGGAAACGTTCTCGCGCGCACCTAAACTGGAGCAGAAGCCAGGCGGCGACAGCACCGTGAGGACATCGGCGCATTGAGGTAGCACACAGTTATGCCGTCAAGTGAGGTAATGCACGAGTTCAAATCCGGTAAGTTGCGGTCCGGCTCGAAGAAGGGGCCGAAGGTAAAGAATCGCAAACAGGCTGTCGCTATCATGTTGTCCGAGAAGCGAAAGGAAGGCAAGGGTGGCGGACGTAAACGGAAAGGACGCGCGAAATCCCGGTAAGCCGTTGCTTAACGGGTCGTCCCTGTCGCACCTGACCGGCGCATCCGTCGCCGCCCGCGTCGTCACCGAAGTCCGCCTGCCCGCTTCCTCCATGTCCGATGTACTCGCTACAATCGACCGGTTAAGCTACACAGGGAAGCTCGAAGTAAACTTCCATAAGGGGCGCGCAATGGACATGAACTGGGTTGATAAGAAGGAAACCAGGCCCAATGACATTTAAGTTGCTGGCTTTTGCGGCGCTGTTGGCGGGCGCGGCGTCGGCTCAGATTAACATCCCATCCGCTCGCGGTCTGGTTCTTGTGGCCGGTGGGCCTGGCGGCTCATTGACGACTTCCTCAATCAGCCCGACACTCCCCGTGGTAGCTTCTTGTACGATTCGGGGCTACCAGCTCGCGATGGCTTCGGGAGACTCCGGTACGATCACTGTCAAGTTCTGGAAAGTGGCAACCGGGACGGCGGTTCCCACGATATCGAATCTCATCAGCACGGTTGGGCTGTCGATAGCCAGCGGGACGGCGATTACGTCCTCCACCGTTACTGACTTTACGACTACGGCGGTTGCCACGAACGACATGATCGTCATGACCGTGACTGCCGTATCGGGTACGGTTTCCACGATCACGGCGGTTTTGACATGTCGATAAAGAAACTTATCGGAATATCGGTTATATGCCTGCTGCCAAGCGCGATCAAGGCATATACCAGCGTGGCCACGCTCACCTTCCCCGCGGCTTCCGGCGCGACCACCGATACGAACATTACCCTGGCGTTCTCGGCTTCCGATGCGAAGCTTAAAACAACGGCCAACGGCGGAGAAATTTACAACACGGTAACGCGTGTCGGAGTTGTAGTACCTACTGACCTGATCCTCACCAGCGATGCAACGTGTGCGACGCAGGCGGGCGGATACACGTGGGGCATCGAAACCTACAGTGCCGCGGCCGGCACGCTGAACGGCTGGGTAATGGTCCCGAGTCTGACGACCGGCGCGAGCGTATCCATCACCGTCTGCATAGGCAACGCGGCAATCAGCACATATCAGGGCGGTGCGGCGGGGGCCGAGTTCGACACGTACACGCAGGTGGCTTATCATTTCCCGAACGGCACCACGGCGAGCTATCTGGATTTCTCGGCGAACGCGAACAACGCGACTAATACCCTCACGACGGCGGTCGCCGGTAAATTAGACGGTGCCGTCGGATTCGTGAGCGCCAGCACTCAATACGTGGCGACGCCTCTGAGTAATCTTTCTTACACAAACGGCACGGTGAGTTTGTGGGCGTATCCCGGCACGGCCTACAACGACGGCTCTGACATGTTCCTTTTCGGACAATCCAGCGCCGGGGAGTTTTCCTTCCAGAAATATTCGGACGGCAACTTTTATGCCGGATGGTCAGTAAGCGGTGACCATCGCGTAGTGGTGGCTTCTACCGCGCTGACATGGCCACAGAATACCTGGGTGCGCTATGACCTCACCTGGACGAGCACCGGCACGACAACGCTGTATGCCAACGGCGTATCGATAGGTACTCATACGGGAACGGTAGTCGCCAGTATCCCGACGCCGCTGACGATTGGCCAGGAATTAGCGAACGGCGGTTTCTTCACAGGCCGGATAGACGAGTTCCGCATTTCAAACGCACTCCGGTCCGCGGACTGGATCAACACCGAATACGCCAACCAGTCATCCGCGCCTGCAATAGGGGCATTCAGCCCATCGCAACCGGCGATCACGTTTTCCGGTTGCCCCACAACACAGAGCCTCGGGGGAGGGGCTTCCAGCGCCTGCACGGTATCAATCAGCCCGGGGAACTTTCCCTCTACCTGCTACCTGAGCGACTCCACGACCGGAAACGGATGGCTGAATGGAGGTACCTTTACCCCATCGCTCGGAAGTCCGGGCACGTCGGTGGTAGGGGTTCCGTGTACCGGCGCATCGAGTTTCACCTTTACTTATACCCCGGCGCTCATCGGGAGCTTTATTCTCACTCTTCAGCCTATGACCGGGGTGACGATCACCGCGCCGTCCAACGATGTGGTTACCAAGGTAACCCCCGTGGCGTATACCGGATCGTCCGGCTACAATGTATGGAACAGCGCGGCAAGCTGGGGCGCAGTCGGGATTCCCGCCAGTGGCGATTCCGCTACAGTCCCGGCGAACAGCACGATCCACATTACAGGCGGCTACACCGCCGTTATCGGAAGTTGTCCGGGTTCCGCAACAAACGCCGATCTGATAATCGCCAACGAGGGAGCGGTTATTGCGGACCCTGGATCGACAATTCATTTGCAGGGCAACCCACAGATGGCTGGAGCGTCGAACACGACCGCATACCCGCCAATCTTTCAGATTTCGAATGGGGCAACGATCATCCAGGACACCTGCAACGGGACGGTCAACACGGGTCCGTTCGGGACAAACAGCAATGGGTACAACTTCATTACGGCGGGAGTGGACACCTCGGACGTGGACACGCTGGGAACTGCAATAACGTGGAAGAGCGGCCGGCAATTTACGGTTACCAGCACACCCTTCGCGTCGAACATCGGAGGTGCTGCGGTGACGATCAACAGTTGCGCGTCGGCTACGAGCTGCACGGCCAGCGCATCTCTCGGCACGCACTCCGGGTATGTGATGCTGACAGCCGAGGCCAACTCACAGGTATGGCCCAACGCAGCCGGGGCGACGCCTTCGATCTGGTCGAGCACGAATAATACAGGCGCGAACGGTGTGATTGATAATCCGAACTCTACCTATTCGAGTGTCAGTCTTGTGCTCTTTGGTTTGAAGGCGGATCATTGCGGGAGCGCGAGCGTTTCATGCGCCCCTGTTTACCTGCTGAACAATTTGGGAGGCTCGATTCTCGAAGACCGGAGCGACATTGAGTATTCGACGTTCAACTTCACCGGCGGCGAGGCTCCTGCCGGGCAGATGGCTGTTGCCAGCACATATTTCAAACGCTTTAACGTTCAGTACTCAAACAGCCTCGGGTCGGTTTCCATATCGCCCTATATGGCTTCCGGCGCTTATACGGGCGGAACGGTCTGCGACATGGAGGAGTTTTATTCAGATGTGGGGATTGGACGCAACGATGTAGCGAACGGCTGCACTTTGACCAATTACGTTCTCGGAAATCAACTTATATTCGGAGGCACAATCGCCTCGACCTATAAATGGGCCAGCGCGACCAATTTCATCATCATCGACAACGGGCTCCCTGCATTTGTGGCTTCGTGGGGAGGGTCGGCCTCCAACTTTCTTCTGGAATCCTCAGCCGCCAATGACAAGATGTCAGGTGCGTTGAGCAACGGCGTTAACCTTACATTTGCAAATGGGATTTTCGAGGCCGACTATGCTGTTGCGGAAGCGCACTGCTTTGAGGATCTGAATACCACGAGCGGCTACACCCCCAGTATCACCATCACCGGATTTCTCGCTCTTCCTTCTCCTGTAACAGGCGTTCAGGCATGTACCGGCGCCATTAGTGTCGGAACCAGTTCGGCCACGTCGGTCAAGAGCATTGCCAATAGCACGTTTGTTTCGACAGGCAGCGGTGTGGCGTCGGTAGGAGCGGGCGGGTACTGGGATTGCCACCCTCCTACGGTGTCACTTTGCCCGACGAATCAGGCCCTTGTGTCCTACACAGGAAACATCAATTACCAGGAAGCGGCCCCGGACAGCACGAATTCCTACTCGGTCGGAGTCAACAGCGCGGCGATCGCGGATTACCAGTCCACCGTCACGGCGAACACAGTCAAAGCTTCCGGCATCGATTACAACGGACTCTATAAGATGGCGACCAGCAGCTCTTTCGCCAGCGGGAACTCGGGATGTAACCCATCAACGACAAACGGCACGGCGGTTAATGAGTGCAACTCGACAGGCACGGTCGACAGCCACTCGATCACGAGCAACCCCGATTTCGTCCAGACCACGCGAAACATCAACACATGGGCGACATCGCAAGGCTACCCCGGATCGGCTGGTTCCGGGGTACTGGCTTTGTTCCTCGCAAACAACCCGGCCAGCTACCCATCTCTGATTACCGGGGCGCTTACATGGATCAGGTACGGTTTCCGCCCGACAAACCCGACTTATGCGACGGCAAGTTCGACCACCGGACCTTTGGGGTGCTGTGGATTCGGGGCGGTAAGCGGCGGTGCCATGACGGGGATTCAATGAAAAATACATTCGCTTTACTGTTGTTCTCCTGTTTCTTCCTTTTCGCCCAGTCCACGACCGTACCTGACGCCCAAAAGGTTGTGGCCGACGCCACTACGGATGCTGCAACTATCGCAGCGCTGCAAGCCCAGGGAATTTCCCAGAACGCCCAGAATGCAACGCTGACCAGCCAGAATGCGACGTTGACAACTCAACTTACGGCGGCCAATAACACCATTGCGACGCTGACCACGCAAAACGCGGATGTCACCGCAACGACAAACGCCTGCCCGCAGTGCATCCCCAGACTCGCCTCGATCATGGCCGGTGCCGCGCAGGGGCAGTATTGGCCGGAGACTACGTGTTGCACAAATCCGGTACCTCCGACGCCGCCGGTGTCGTACATACTGTTTATCTTTCAGACGCCCGCGCAGCTCGCGGGGTTTGTGCCACCGGTCGCTCCAGCCGCGCCTGTGGTCGCTCCAGCCGCGCCATGACGCTCTGGCCGGGCCGCACATAGTTACGGCCTCTTGGTGTAGTATATCGGCATGGGCGCATCTGCAACCGGCTTTCCTCTTATGCCTTCCGGCTATGTAGCCGGTACAATCACGTTGTCCGACTCCTTACCGCATCAACTCCTGGCGCTCGTACAGGCGCAACTGGACCATAACGCAGCAGGGGCCGGATATGAAGTCAACCTGCAATCGGATGCTTCCGGCGCGCTGTACGTAGGGCGGCAGAGCGCACTGGGTGGTGCGCTGTCCAGCACCAATTATGGTTATAATCTCCCGGCGGGCGGGTCCTCCAGAACCTACCGTTCCGGCTTCCCCGGCGCTCATTCGCCTGTCGGCGACCTTCAGGTGCTGATGGTTGGCGGCGGCACTTTCCATATCGAATACCAATAGTATTATTTGACATTCTGCCACTCTACCTGTATTCTCTTCTCTGAAGGACGTTCATCGCGGCACGAGACGTTCCCCGGACGCTTCGGATTCCTCCGGATTCGAAAAGCTGAAGGCCCGGCAACAGACCTCACCCTCTGTTGCCGGGCCTTTTTGCGTTTCAGGGCGCGTTTAAGGCTAAAGTGGCCGCCCGTATCTTAGTACCGATAGCCGGACTCCAATCCGGGACGGTCGGGGAAGGAGTAGACGCAATGTTTACCGAACGATTCGTCGCGAACAAACGCGGCGGGCGCAAGCGCCACAAAAAGCGGTAACTGCGTCGCATCGTTATGGCAAAGAAACGCCGTGGCATGCGCCGAATGAAGAAGCGGTAGTATTGTCTGCCGCTTCGGGACAAGGCTGGACGTGGTGATTCGACTCCATCACGCTCAGCCTTAACTTTAACTCTGGCCCTTTGTATAACGTCAACGTTTACTTGCGATGCCTGAACTCAACTCTCCCGCTTCGGCCTCCCCCTCGATGCTCGCGGGCATGAACGCTCCATCCGCTCAAGGGCAGGATGACGGGTCCAACTCGTCGGGACGTATTCCCGGCAGCGGTTCTCCCGACAGCTCGGGCGCGGAGGGCGGACAACCTGGCGGTAACGGCGCCAGCCCCGCCGACGCGAAGCTCAAAGGTGACATTCAGGGGCTCCGGGCGATAGAAGCGCAGCTTCTCGAAATGGGGCAGTCTTACCCCACGGCATCCAAAGCCTTACGGGCCGCGTCGGAAGCGATCCGCAGCGCACAAAGGTCGATTGTGTCCAGCCCCGGCATGGCCGAACCGCCGAAGCCCAACACTTTAGCGTGACAGGCGACTGTATGGATAAGCGAACGCGACAATCCGGAAACGCAGGCGGCGGGGCACAACATTTCTTTGCATTTGCACTACTCAGCAACCGACCGGGTACGATCCGGGCGACTGAAAGGAAAACACAATGGCAATAGACAAGGCACTTCTCGAAAGCTGTATCGCGGAAGCGGCGGGCGACGACGCGGAAATGGCAACCTTCCTGCGCGATCGGTACGCGAAGAACGAGGCGCTGGCCACCCGGTTCGTTGGCGGTTTCACGCGCACCGCCGATTACACGCAAAAAACGCAGGCGTTGAGCGCGAAAGAGAAAGAGCTTGGTACCAAATCCGCCGACCTCGAAAAGCAACTCGCCGCCACCCGCACGCAGCTTCAGGCCGCCGACACCGAAAAGGCGCAGATCATGAAAGACCTTGCGACGCACCGGGTCTCGACCGCGCGCGCCAAGGAACTGTTCACGATCCTCAAGGAAAAGTACGAGCTGACCGACGACGACCTGCCCGGTATGTCCGACCTGATCGAGACAGCCAAGAAAGGCAAGGTTGTGGACTCGACCGACGATCTCGAAACACGCCTCGCCACTCTTCGCGCCGACATCACCAAAGAGGTCGAAGAGAAGTTTACGAAGACCCTGATCCCCGAACTCGGCTCCATGGCGTCGCTCCCTATTATCTGGAACGACATTGGACGCGAACACTTCGAGTTGACCGGCAAGAACCTGACGTTCGCCGAACAGCAGGATATCTTGAAGTCGGCGCGCGCCGACTTCAAG